TAGAAGCCGGCCGCCTCATAGTTCGCCTCGTAAAGACTGGTGTTGTCGGTGCTTTCCCACCAACCATCAGCGCGCTTAAAGGCTTCGAACTCCAGCCCCCACTCGCGCTTGTACCAATCGGCGCAGACCTGCCAGCAGTCCCAAGCGCCATGCACGAACGGCCGCTTCAGCAAATGGACATCGCCAGTCGGCAAGACTGTCCTAAGGTCGCCCTCTGGCCAACTGAGGATATGCCAGGGCATCGCGGTCGCTTCGCACATGGCTAGGTCGCGTGGTGACGGCCGGCTCGTAGCATCAGGATGCGAGTGAACAATGCCGATCACTTCACCCAGGTCTTCCGCCGCGGCGTATTCCTCCGGATCGATCCGGAACTCTTCGCTCGGCTCGGTCGAGATATTGCGGCACGGGTAGTACTGCTGTTTGCGCCCGATGCCCAGCAACAGGCCGCAGCACTCTTTCGGGTACTCGGCGGCTGCGTGAGCCTGGATCGCGTTCAAGATGTGCTTACGCATGGTCAGCTCCGAGCGATCAGGGAAACGGCAGGGAAGCCACCAAACGGCAGCGGATTGCCCTCACCGAAGCGCGGGATGCAACCCCGGCCCAGCGTTGCATCGCACTCGTCCAATTCCGGGTTATCAGTGACAACCCCGTCTTTCGTAACGTACGGCCCGGTGTATCCACAGTTCGGCCCCCGGTAACCGCCGGTGAGACACCAGTGGCACAGAGTCGTCGCCTGCCGGCCAATGGATTCACCGCCAACGTCGCCCGGACTGGCCAACTCCCAACTGACCGTCTCCCCGTCCTCGTTCGTCTTCTGGTCGATGTACCAGACTTCGATCGTCTCTTGGGTCGGATCAGCCGTTGGGTTGCCGGCCGGAAAGTTCTGCGCGTCCAGGTACGTGCCCAGCGTGTGGCGCATGGTCAACTTGAACTCGAGTAGATCGTCGAACGCCAGGCATAACGCGGTGATTCGCCCATTGACGTTGCCGACAGATAGCGTTGGCCGTACCGCCGTGCCATCACCATTGGCTTCGATGCCGTCGATCTGCATGGGCCATGCGCCGTATTCGTTGCCCTGGAACCAGATCGCCTTCGCAGGTAACAGGTCGGCATCCGCGCCGGCGGCGATGATCTCGGCCGGCGTGTGTGGAATCGAGTGCCCGTGAAAACGAAGGACATCTGCCCCGTAATCACTGCCGTCCAATTCGAAGAGCAGCACTTCGCTGCCAGGCTCAAGAACCTGGATGTCACTGATCAGCGGCATGGATGCCCCTTATGGTTGGAATGCACGGTCGAAAGTGGCCGTGAGCTTGAATGCGTCCCCACCCATCGGGGTAGGCACCGGCTTTTTGCAGGTAAACAACCCCAGTTCACCGAGTGGAGTGGACCAGAGAAACGCCTTGGCGCCGGCATGCCGATCAAAGAACGCCATGATCTCCAGCACCTTGGTCTTGGGCCCGGTGTAGGAGATCGGATAGGAGTCCTGTTTGTTGTTCGGTCCGTCGCCAGATTCTTGCTTGTAACCATCACCAAACTGCGCGGTGCGCACGCGATAAGTGATATCGGGCGCGTCTCCATTTTGGGTTGGCCAGGTGAAGCGCTCGATCGCCATCAGGCTCTCCCATTAACGTTTCGGAAACTGACGCCGCCGGCACGCCATGATTCGGCTACAGCTCTTTCTGCCGCCGCCTCCATTTGCGTTTGGAGGTTCTGCTGAAGTGCTTGCTGGTCGATCTGCATGCCTTCCGAGCTTCTGTCCTGCGTGATCACGCTGACCGGTGCGTTGATGCTGATTGACGAGCCTCCACCGCTGCTGCTGATGGCCGCGACGCCGGGCCCTGCACCGGAAGTCAGCGGAGTGACGCTGCCGCCATTTGCGCCAGTCATGAGGAAGGACTTGCCGCCCTCGTTGTACAGCTCCGGCCCCAGCTCGTTGACCTCATACAGAGAGTTGGGGGCGACAGGTCCGCCGGCCGCTCGGTAGCCAGAGAAGTCGACGTTGGTGTATCCGGCCTGAGACGCTCCTGCGGCTGACGAAGCAGCACCGGCAGAACCGGAGGCCAGCCCGTTACCGCCACCACCAACGAAGTAGTTCGTTGCAGCGCCCACCAAGCTACCCAGCAATGCCGAACTGGCCTGCCGGGTTGCAATGCGCGCCATGTCGGCCAAGATCGATTTCGCGAAGTCACCGAACGATGCCTTCCCAGTCATGGCGAAGTTGACGATCGCATCTTCCATCGAGCTGAAGGCGTTGCTGAACAAGCTTTTCGTCTGGCCGGCAACATCCCGCGCCGACTCCAGGTAGTTCTGCCACGCCGATGATGCGCCCGCGCTCCAGTTGCCCTGCGCGGCAGTCATCTCGTCATAGTTGGATTGCACAGTGTCGTGCAGATCTTGCTGGGTGGTTTTCAGCGCAGCCAGTTTCTTGGTGTACTCGTCGAGGCTCATGCCGCGCGAGCCATCACCATACTGGTTGGCCAGGTCGAGCTTCTGCGAGTTGATGCGGTCGTCGATGGCGTTTTGCTGATCCGTCAGCCCGCGCTGCCGATCACCCTGCCCCAGTCCTGCCGCAGCCCGCTGCCCTTGTTGGCGCAGTGTGTCGACTTGCTGCTGCAACGCACTGGTGTAGGTCTGAACGGCCAGTTCCTGCTTCTTCAGCCGGCCTTGCTCGTTCGTGGCCAGCACTTCCAGCTCGCTGTCCGCCGCCTTCTGCGCCTTGACCATGTCACCGCGCGCGTCGGCGATTTTCTGGTCGAGCTGAATGCGCTGCTCTCCCGTGGTGGTCGCCTTGCCCTTGGCTGCTTCCAGAGCGGCGATTTCCGCCTCGTAAGCAGCAGTGACCTCGTCCCGCTCGTTACCGATCAAGGCTTCGCGCTTCAGGAGGTATTCCTGTTGCGAGATCAGCCCGGCCTTCTGCGCGGCATCCAGTTGTTTCTGGGTGTTCGAGTACTCGGCCTGGATTTCCTTGAGGGCGTTTTGAGCGGCGTTGAAGGCAGTGAGGTCGACCGCGCCGGCGGACGATGCGGTTTTCGGATCCTTGTTCTTGTCCTTGATGTTCTGGAGCGTCTTGGCGACATAGTCGGACTGGACTTTCGGATCATCGGGATTCGCTTTTCTCAGCGTCTCGACGTCACGCAGATAGGCCTTGGTCAGCTTGTCGCGTTTCTCGGCGTTCGTGAGGTTTGAGTCGCTGATTTGCTTCAGCCGTTGTTCGGCTTCGATCCCTTCCTTCTGAGTGCGGACCTGATCCTCTTGTGTTTTGGTTCGCTGCTCTCCGGTGAAAACTGTGAGCTGCAGCAGGTACAGTTCTTTCTCGGAAGCTGCGAGTTTCTTTTTGGCGTCGGTATCGTCTGGATCGGCCTTCAACGCACTTCGCGCAAAGGCTGCACTCTGTGTAAGCTCGGCGATCCTTTTGGCTGGCCCCTCGTCACGACCTATGTTCTTGATTGCGTCGAGCGACTTCTTGGCTTCGTCCGTAATGCCTTTCCAGGCTTTTTCGATGGTACCGAGATTCTGCGTGATCTCCCCGGCTCGCCCCTTTACGGTATCGGCATAGGTGTCGGTCAGCAGCTTCGCAGCGCCAATGGTGTCGCCCTGCTCCTTCAGCGCAACAATCTGTGAGTAAACAGAAGCTGTCAGGAAGTGATATTGATCGTTCAGTTCCTTTGCGGCAGCGACGGGGTCCTTGGCAATTTTGACGAACTCGGCAATGGTCGCGTCGACCGACTTACCGGTGGCGTCCTCCATCGCAGCGGCAGCATCGGCGATATCCTTGAAGCTGCCGCCTGCAACTACGCCGCTTGCCGCCAGCTTGGCAAGTGATGCAGCTGCCTCACTGGTGGTGCCATTGGTGGCGCTCACCTGTTGCGCCAGATCGGCCAGTTGTCCGGCTGACGTACCAGCGGAGTTTCCGGTAAGGATCAGCGCCTTGTTGTACTCGTCTGCTTCTTTGCTGCCCTGGCTGTAGCCGTAGATCAGCGTTCCCAGTGCAGCGGCGGCTGCAACCACCGCAAGCGCCATGCCGGCCGCACTAAACGAGACGCCACTCATTGCCGGGCTGATCGCACCGACAGCTTTCTGTGCGTTCTCGGCCGCTTCCGCCGCAGTGTTCGAACTTTCAGCCAGGTCTGACAGGCTCTTGCCTGCGTCGCCGGCATTGTCTGCGACGTCCTTGGCATTGGTCGCGATGCCGGCGAGAGACTCGCCCAACACAGCTGCGCCAGCGCCACCCGTGAACAACGAGCGGAACTTGTCCTTTAGTGCATCGAACGTGTTGCCGACGCCGCCGAACGAATCCTTGATCTGCCCGCCCTGCTGGATCAAAACCATCAGCGGGTTTTGACCGCCGGCCAGGCTGGTGAAGATGTCCGTGAATTGCGACGGGAGCTGACGCAGTGCCTGCTCGGTCTGCTTCGAGGTGGCGCCGGTCTTGCGCAGCCCATCATCGAACTCGCCCAGCTTCTGCCGGGAGGCATCAATGCGGGTCGAGTACTCGCGAAAGGTGTCGGCATCGATCAGGCCGGCTGCCTTGTACTTCTGCAGCTGCTCCTGTTGCTGGTCGAGCTTGTCGAGCGCGGCAATGGCCGGATTTATCTTGGCGAGCAGCGCTTGCAGGCCCTCGGCTTGCACACCAGTGGCAGCTGCGGCTTTCTTCGCCGCCTCAGCCTGACGATCTGTCGAGCCGACCAAAGCATCAGACTCAGCCTGTAACCGCCGCTGAAGTGCGGCAAGGCTACTGACCGATGAGCTGGAGTTGTCCAGTGCCGACGAGTTGGTGGTCACGCTGGTGGTCAGACGCTGGTAATAGTCGCTTGAGTCCAGCGAAGCCTTGGCCATGGCCGTGAGTCGCTTCATCGCGTCTTCGGTGGATTCGGACAGCTTGCCCTCTGCCGTGGCCAGGCCAGTGGACGCAGCGGCCGCCTTTTCGAAGCCAGCAGCAACGCCGTCAGCAGCTTTCTCTGCCTTGACGCCAGCCTGCGCCAGGCGCTCCAGATCCGTGGCAGCCTGGACGGCATCGCCCGAATTTACCTCGATGCCTAACTGCGCGATTGTGCCCGACATGAGTGCTCCGTTACTTCGATTCGCTCATGACGAGCAGGGCTTCGGCCTCCATCACCTGGAGGTCGTGGAAAATCTCAGCGATTTGTTTTTTCTTGATGCCGAGGTATCCGGCCACGTCGCGGATGGACGTGTAGTCGAGCCCGGTGGCGCCGCACGCCCCTGTCCGCCATTGCGTGGACAGGGCATTGAAGAGGCAGAAGGCCGGCCAGTTTTCGGCCAGCACTTCGCAATCCTTTTCGGGAATGTCTGCCAACGACAAGCCGAAAGCCGCCAGATCCGCTTCTGATGGTCCCGGCTCGTACATGAGGCGAGCGACGCGGGTTAGTTTCCCAGGCGAGCCGAGGAGAACGCCTTCTGGTAGGCATCGACCACCGCATCACCGGCGCCGGCCGAGGTTTCGACCAGGGCGCGGATAGATTCGGGGCTCAACTTGTCGTCGAAGCCCCACCCGGCAACCAACTGCGTGACCTGCTCCACCTGGCGCTCGATGTGGGAGTCGGTAATTTCGATCAGGGTGAGTTCGTCACCTTTGGCCTTGAAGCGCTCCTGATCTTCCTTGGCGCTCTCCTGCCAGCCAGCGAACAACGCCGCGAGTTCCTTGCGGTCGCGATACTTGAACTCGAACGGCACCTTGATCGTGGCGCCGCCGACGCGTGGAATATCGACGTCGGCTTTGAAGGTGGGGTTTTGGGCGATTTTAAACTTGGCCATGGGTTACACCACCGCCGCGTAACGGGCTGGGCGGCCGGTAAGCGCAATGCTGATGACGCGGGTCATCAGGTTGTTGCGCGACATGGTCGGCGTGGCGGTAATCGACACGTAGCCGTTGTAGACGATGCTGCTGCCGCCCGGGAGATTGAGGCGCAAGACGCGAGGCTGCTTGTCGTCATCGGCAACCTCACACACATCGACATAGGGCTTGGAAGGATCGTCGGCCACGGTGATGCTCAGTGTGATCGGGTTCTTGGTAGTGGGCATCTGGCGATCATCGTCATCAGCCAAGAAGCCGAAGGTCAGGAACTGCTGCTCACCGCCAGTCGAATTCAACTCGGTGATCTGCGAGATCTCAGTGAACGACGTTACTTCGCGTACAGAGCCAACGCCGGAACCGGCCGGATACTGCTGAACGTTGGTGGTGTTGACGCCGCCCAACGCAAAGGTGCCGCTGGCGATATCCTCAACCCGAACAGCGCGGCCTTCCAATCGCGTCCAGCCCGAATTGACCGCGATGATGTCGCCTTCAGCCAGCCCGTGAGCCGCGGCCGTGGCCACCGCCGGGTTCGCGTTGGTCAACGTGGTGAATGGGATTGCCGTGCCGTAGGCGGAAGCAATTTCGAACGTTGCGCCGTTGGGCATTTGAATGCCAGCCATTGGTGTTTTCCTCTTTTCAGAAATGACAAAACCCGCTCAATGGCGGGTTCTGGGTTTGCCCAATGGGCGGATTAGTTTGTGTCTGCTCGGTACAGAAAGGACACAGGCACGGTGAAGGTGGTGTCGTCTGGAATGCCGGGGCCCGGATCGACCGGCGTCATCGTCACAACGATCAATGCACCTTTCGTGTTCCGCTCATACAGCGGGAACAGCGCCGCGATCTGATCAGCGATCACGCCCGCTGCGCCGCGGTACTTGCCCGATGGCGTCACGATGCTGACCTGAAACACGCCGGTGTACAGCTTGTGGTCACCGCCAAGCGTGTTGCTCGCGGTATCCGCTGGCAGCGTGAATGCCTTCAGGTAGGTGACGCCGTCGACGGGCATGTAGGCCTCATTCTCGACGACGACCTTCAGCGGTACCGGCAGCGCTTTCGCCCAGACGATCAGTTTGGCCTCGTAGATCGAGGCGATGATGTTGTGGCTCATACCTTGTTGTTCCTGATGGCTTCATCCACGATCTGCTGGAACCGGGCCAAGGTGATGCGAACCATGCCGCCTGGCGCCTGCTTCGAATGCCCGTACTCGAGCGGCACTGCGTACGGTAGGTTATTCACGATGTAGGCCGTCTCACCGATGCTCAATTGCTCGACCTGAAGCTTCAGCTTGGCGAGCGTGACATTGCCAGCTTGGTCGATCTGATCGATAACGCCATCAACTGGTGATCCGATAGAAAACTGCCAGTTCCCGCGAAAGCGCCCGCCCACGTAGTCCTTGCCGGCGACCAGTCCGTTCACGTTGAAGTTCTGGTCGCGCTCAGTCTTGGTCAGGGGCTTGGCGTATTTCACGCTGCGCTTTAGCTTCCCGGCCTTAGTGAAGTTGCTCGGCGTCAGCGACTTGATCACGTTGCGCACTTCGACGTGCGCGTCATAGGCATCAGCCGCCGCGGTGTTGGCCTGACGATGTGCAACGTTTGCCGCCCAGATCTCGGGATTGCCCACTGGCGACATGCGAATTACGCTGCTGCCGATCTCAATCACGATCTCTCGAAACGTAGCGTCGAGCCCGGCCTTGGCCTGCTCAGCAAACTGGCGGATGTTCTCGGCGAAGCTGCCATTGAGGCCCGAGTACTTGCTCACGATCGCACCTGCAGCTCGTACAGAATCGGTGTGCCGGCCGGGTTGATCTCTTTCAGTGGCGGGACGATTGACCAGGTGCGACCTTGGACAATGACCTTGTTCAGCAGATCAGGCGCCCACAACAACCCCTGCGCCGCGATCTTGAGTTTCTTGTCGCCCTGCTTGATCAGGCTGTTGTTCAGGAATTCTTGGCCGGTGAAGTCGAGCAGGATGCCTTGGGCGGCCTGCTCGGTGATGGTGTCAGGCGGTGCGCTACCGGTATCGGGGTCGTACTCGCCGACGGTGATTGCCCGGATGGTCACGGGCTGGCCGAACTCTGTGATCATCTCCAGAGCCATCACGGCCATTTCGTCGTAGAACGTGGCCATGGTTGCTCCGTTTCAGTTATGCGCGGACGGCGAACAGGCCCCGCCTCTGTAGGTAGTCGGCAAACTGCGTGGCGCTCGGGCGATCCGGCGCCGCCGGCAACAGTCGGCCGCTGGTGTTGGAAATCGTCGCGTACTCGCGAGTGACCGCGCCTTCGACACGCTCCAGGGTGATTGCACCCTTTCGCTTGTCGATCGGGTCGATGTCGTCGGTGTGGATCTCAGCAGCCAAGGCCATCTGGCCGTACTGGATACGCGCAGGCAGGTAGTTGTCAGGCTTAATCTGACAATCCAGCTCTACCCCGCGCCGCGGCCAGGCTAGAGCCTGATCGCTGTCCATCTTGCGCCCCTTCCAAGTCATGCCATCCATCGCCAAGGCGGACCGGCGAAGCAGTGCTTCTTGCGCTGGCTCGTCCGCAGGGATGGTCACGCCGAACTTGCCGGCGTACATGACCAAGTCCGCGGCGCTCGCGTAGCTTTCGGCGTCTGGCTTGCCGGTGCTGTCCTCGATGATGAGTGTCATGGATCAACTCGCTGGATTGAGTTTTGAATGATTGGCCACCGGATTGCCGGTAGCCGCAGTATCACGCCTTGGGCAGGTCGGCGACGAGCTTTTCCAAGGATTCTTTCGACGCATTCGCGCGGTAAGTCACACCAGCAGCGTCGAGTTTAGCCTTCAGGGCTTCAACCTCCACGCCTTCACCCGCCTTCAGTTCAGCGAGCTCGTTGCGCAGCGTCTCGTTTTCCACTGCGAGATCATCGCGTGCACCAGCCAGCTCAGCCATCTGAAGACGGATAGCGTCGAGCGAATGAAATAGGCGGATTGCGAGCTCGCCGGCTCCCGGCTTTTCAATCTCTCCAGCCTCAAGCCCATCAATGACAGCGCGGACCGTATCGCTTTCGGCGCGCAGCTTGCCGATCAGCTCTTCCAGTTCAGCCTGGTTACTACCAGCACCCGCAACCAGCACAAGGCGTTGTTCGACTTCCTTCAGCGTCACTTCGACGCCGACATTCTCGTAGGCATCAACCACGTTTGGCCAGTCGCCAACCACAACAACACCGGTCACGCCTGCTTCTGGGCGGTCGAAGTGCTCTGGGTTGCGATAGCGCTTATCTGGGTCAAAGCCGGAGCTCTGAGTGGAATAGATGAGTTCCATGGAAAATCTCCGTAGCGGCCATCGCTGGCCGCTTTCATGGGGAGCCTTAAGGCGTGGTCGTCAGAGTGATCATCACGCCGGCGGTGACCTTGTCGCTGTCGGAGTGCTTTACCCAGTTGGCCGCAGAACCCACGGCCGCCAGGGTCGGGTTTGCGCCGCCGACAGCGTCCTTCCAGCTGTAACCCAATACGTCGATGTTGACGGTGCCCTCGGCGCGGTAGCCGATACCGAGGTTTTCCTCGTCGTCCACGTTGTACGAGCGGAAACCCGGGGCCTGGGATTCGGTGATCACCACGGCATTCGGCAGCAGGCCGAAGATCACGTCCGCCGGAGCGGTGTCAGTCACCAGTACCGGCTTGCCAAGGGTGCCCGGCAGGCCGCCGTAGATCACGACACCAGCTTCCTCGTAGACCTTGTTGGCAATGGCCTCGTCGACAATGTCGAAGTAAGCGCTGGAGTGCATGACCCACAGAGCAATGCGACCAAACTTGTCGCCGAATTTGCGCATGCCGCGAGTCAGGGTCTTCTTGCCGTCGGTTTCGATATTGGCAGTGACCACCATACCGGCGTTGGAGCTGATAGCGGCACGCAGTGCGGCGGTGGCGTACTGGATGAAGCCTTCCAGGGTAGCGTCGGCCACATCGGCGCCGATGATCTGGGAGAACTCTTCCACCGGACGGCCGCGGCGCTTGAACGCCTCTTCGGTGGTCTGGTACGGGCCGTACTTCCACGGAGCCTTGACGCCCACAGCTTCGCCGGCGCCGATCTTCTTGGCGGTTACCTTGCCGACGGAGTTGACGTCGCGATGCTCCAACGAGCCGCCGATTTTGTAGAACGAACGCTTGCGGAAGTCGCCTTCGATCAGTTCGTTGTCGAGAACGATCGCGCCATTGGACGATGCGTTGAAGACGTCGAGGTTGTCCTGGACGCGCTCCAGGTATGCGGTTTGCGCCTCATCATTGTAGATGATCAGGTCGCTATTAACGGTTGTAGCCATGGGTCTATCCCCTTACTTGGGCAATGCGAGATATGCGGTTTGGCCGTGCTTGCGCTGGAAGTCGCGCTTCTGCTCGGAGGTCATTTCGGAGCGCTTGAATGCAGCCTGGCCGCCACCCCCGCCCGGGGCTTGTGTCCCTGAAGCCCTTGGCCACAGGTGAGGCGCGCTTTCGCGCAGTGATTCTGCCCATTCGAGCGGAGTCAGAGGGGTTTTGCCGTCTTTGCCGAGGATGGTCTGGCCAGACTCATCAACGGCGACCGCTTCGCCCTCTTCATTCAATGAGAACACGCCCTTGGCGCGCAGGATGATGTCGTCGGTTGCTTCTGGCAGAGCGCCCGCTTTCAGTGCTGCGCCGCGGACCGAGTCGCCCAAGGCTTTGCCCTGGTACTTGGCGGCAAAGGCTTCAGCCTTCTCGGCACGTGCGGTGATGGCCTTCAATTGCTTGTCGGTATCGGCACGCAGGCGTTCGGTTCGGCGGTTAAAGACTTCGTCCACCTTGCCCTCTGTCAGCAGCTTGGTTTCTTCGTCCTGGCCCGCCCGACTCAGTAGCCCTTTGACGGCGTCGATGTCGATGCCTTCAAACTGGGTTTCGAACTGGGTCAGCTTGCCTGTGGTGTCTTTGAGCTTGCCCAGCAGCTCCGTGTTCTTGGTTTTCAAACCCGAGACGGATGCTTCAACGGCAGTCGCGATAGCGGCCTTAATTGCCGGGTTTTCCAGGTCGATTTCGTTTTCTTCTGCCACGTTGATGCACCCCTTGGGTATGGTTTGCCCGCTTTACAGGCATAAAAAAACCCCGCCGTAGCGAGGTTTGATTTTGAGGATAGTTTTCTCAGTTCATGTCGAATCTGGACTTGAGAGCTTTCATGCTATCCCCGGTATACGGACGATGTTTGTAGGTTTCATTAACGATTGAAACAATCGCTCCGTCTCTTACAGCGTCCTCAAGCCAGTTGTAGGCAAGAACAAGATCAAGAATGCAGGTCAAATCGGTATCTACCAGCCTCCCGGCTTGAAGCGCAGTGTCTGTCAGTTGGTGAATCGCATTGCGACAATCGTTGATGGATAGGGGGCCGCTTTCACTGTCGAGTGCAGATCTGAAGTTGCGCACGACAGCACCGATTTCTTTTACCGTTAAATTGGAAAGCATACCGGCGTCTCCTTCTCGGCTTATGCTCTCAACTTAGCAGGCCTGCTCTCTCGAACGCCAGCGGTTCCAGCCCCTTCATTTGCACCAGGGTCAGCGGTGCAAAGTTGCGATCAAGCTGCAGCTCGGCAAAGCGCTGGACGCTCAGTCCGCCCTCACGGAACAGTTTCGCCCGGACCGGGCCTATGGCCACGTCCTGGAACGAAGCCGGCTGCTGCTGAAGCCAGTGGTAGTAGTCGAGGCTCGCGCTGACCTGGCCCGCGCCATCCGCTCCTACTGAAGCCCGCGTTGCGCCCTTGGCGAACATCTCGCTGAGCTTGGTCAGCAGAATGAACGTAGTGCGGCAGTTCGGGTGGAACGGTGGCCTGGGGCCGGAGTCGACCGGGAACCGTCGCTTATCCATCGAGCGACATTGCTGACTGGTCTTGCTGTCCAGAGTGGCGACCATTTCGATTTCGGCCACGATATCCGTGTTGGCCTTGGCCACCTCCATGCGCGCCTGTGACGACACATGCTGAATAGCGGTGTGCACGACCGTGTTGGCATTGCGATTGGTCGTTGCCAGAACGCCATCCTTGTAGCCCGCCGCCTTGGTGCCGCGAATGTTGCGGATCACCTGGAAATTCGTTTGCCCTTCGAAGAAGCCCTGCCGGATCGTGCCGGTGACGCGCTCTCGCTCGGCAGTCGTCCAGCCCTTGATGAATGACTTCAGCAGCTTCCCGCCACCGGTGCCGCGCACGCTGAGTGGATTCGTGAGCACCGCCGTCCTGATGGCCGCCGCCGTCGGCGCAGCAACGTCCAGCGAAACTCCGACTGGCGCAGACTTGGCCAGGCTCGTCGCCTCAAACTCGGCTTCGTAGTTGGCGATGTCGATCAAATCGAGGTTCAGTTGCGCGCTGTAACGGTCGAAGATGCCCAGCAGCAGGCTGTCGACTTCCTTCAGTAGTGCTTCCAGGCGTTTGACGTTGTACTCGGTCAGGTCCGATTGGGTGAGCCTGTCGCGGATCGAGCGATCAATCTCCTTGAGGAACGGAGCGAACTTCCCGACCTCCCCCGCCTTCAGCTTTTCGAGAAAGACTGCGTGCCGAATCGTGGCGTCAAGGATTGCTTGGTTTGCCGCCATTTGGTGTTACCTCATCATCCAGACCCAGGCCATCGCTCTGCTCTTGAAGCTCGCCATCGATCTGCAGGTCCGTGCGCTCTGGGGCAATCAAGCCCAGTTTGCGCAGGTAGCCCCGCAGATCCGCCTTCGCGAAGCCGCCGCTCTGCCACAAGCCCACCAAGGCCGTGATCATTTGCGGATCAGCCGTCAGCTCGACGAACTCCTGATTGATCTGGTACGCGACCTTGTCGGTGATGCCCATGTAGAGGCCGCACCACATGATTGCCCGGGTGTAGGCCTCGCTGACGTTGGCCACGCAGCCGGCAAGCACCGATGTCGATGCAGACTGATCGCCTCGGGACTCGGTAGCCGTTTTGGCTGCCAGTGATGCAACGACCATGCGAGCGCCCAGTTCGATCATCATCTGGTTCTTGTCGGCCATGGCCTCCTTGACCAGCGTATTGGGCAGTGGCTGCGCGAAACCAAACTGGCCGCCGGCCGGAAGCAGCATCGGCGCTCTGGAGCCAACGTAAACGCCGTTTTTCTCCATGTGGTCGCGCCACTGCTCATCCAGGCCTGAGATCCACGGTTGGGCTTGGCCACTCCAGAAGACACTGTCTTCGTAGTCGGCGCTGTTGCGGTAATGCCCTAGGTTGATCATGGCGATGTCGTACAGCGGCGATTCATCGATTGATGGATCGTTGTTCTGTGCGCCAATGAAGGTGAACGGGATTTCCTTGAGGCGCCCGGTAATGCCTTCCGGTGTGAATGTGTCCATGACCTCAAGGGGGCCGCCGCCTCTCGGACCGGATCGGCGCCAAACCCGGCAGACGAAACCTCCAGCATCAAGCGCAAGTTCGCGGTACTGCTCGACAACTTTGAACCCGAAGCCGTCTTCGATCTCCAGCATCTCGCGCAGCACGACCAGGGTCAGCACGTTGTGCCCGTTCACCATGCCAGTGCGCCAATTAATGATGTCCTCGGCGCAGTACGACAGGATCACCGAATGGCCACCGACGCCTTGGTCCTGGTGATAATCGACGTACAGACCGTGACGACCAGCCTCAAGCACTTTTTCCAGCGTGCCTTGCGAATGCTGGTAGATGCTCACCCCGGATCCGTTGGCGTTGTCCTGCAAGTACTCCAGCTTCGTCGGCGCGGTCAGCGTCGGGTCTTTGTGGAAGGCCAGCCCCAGCAAGCCGTTGCGTGTGTGGCCGGTGGCGTTCTTGAACACTGCCCGTTCACGATAGGACTTGTTCCGGTCGACGTTCTCCGGCGATTTGTCGTGAGCGTTGATGTACGGCAGCCGAGAAACAACCCGGTGCTGGCCGGCGCAAACATCGCGCACCGTTGACCAGCGCTCCAGCGCTTCGATGTAGTCCGCCCGCTTGAAGGAGACGTCGTTGCTCATCGGGCGAATCCCATTTTGATTGCGGTGACCGGCTTGATAATCGGGTACTCGCGGTGAATGAAGTAACCGCCGCCGTCGTTGGCGTGGTCGTTGCCTTGGCTCTTGTCCGGCTCGCCGTTGGGCGCCCAGATTTGCTGTTCGAGGCCGTCAGCGTATGTCGGGCATGTGAACGGATTGACGAGGTAGCGCCGCTCGCCCTGCGCATTGCAGAACATGGCATTCATGGCGTTGATCCGATCCTTCACTGGCGGGTTGGCCGCCGGAGCGATGACCGCAAAACCTGCCTGTTTGAGCATGGCGATATCGGTGACGCTGGCGTTGACCGACTTGCGGGAATCACCGGAGGCATCCGGGTAGATTCGGATTTCGCAGGTCTTCTCAAAGTCGTTGCCGTTGTGGCGCCAGTAGCGCTCCTTGATGCGGCGGATCATGTCCGGTGTGTCGTAGCCATCCATCAGCTCATCGACCGCGCGGGGAAGACCCTGCTCCCGTTTGACGTGAGTGATCGCCGCCATCTTGCCGACGTTGAAGTCCATGCCGATGAATAGGGGCTCGCCCGGCTGCACAGTGTCGAAACACTGATTCAGCTTGCGGTCGTACGTGTGGTAGATCGAGCCGGACGTCAGGTTGACGAACTGACCGTTGAGGTAAGCGAGGATCAGCTGCGGCGGATACGACTCCATCAGCGATTCGATGTAGTCGCTTGGCAGATTCAGCTCGTTGTCGAACGTGCTGGCCTGCACCAGGCCGTACATCTCATTCAGCTTCGGCTTGTCGCGGAGCTGCTTCACGAACTGCAAAAAGACGAACTTGAAGCCTTCCGGCGTCGTGGTTACGTCAACGCCATTCTTCAGCCCGGGCAGGTTGTAACGCATCCGGGCGATGATCTTGCGCCAGGCTTGCTGCGCCTTGATCGACGTCAGCACGTCCAGCTCATCCACCAGCGCATGGCCGATCTTGAAGCCGACGATGGTCTGCGGCTTCTCCATCGACCGGCAAATCACAGTGCCGCGATACTGCCGGCCGCTGTAAATGTGAACCTCATGGTTCGCCTGGTTGATCTTGGTCTTCAGCCCCCAGTCGAAGGCCACCTCTTCCACCGTGGGGTAGAAGATGTCCCGTATCTGCGGGTAAGTCGGCGCGAAGTACCCAGCGTTGACGCCCGGCCACTCCATGAAGTGCTTGCACAGCGCCGAGCATCCCACCCAGGTCTTACCTGAGCCGAACCCTGCAACGAATGCGCGGAATTTGTGAGGCAGCGTGAGGAAGTGAGCCTGCGGAACATTAAGGCTCGGCATTCGGCTTCCTCGCATCCACTACGTCGACCTGGATACGAGTCGGAATTGCTGGCTCGTCATCAGGCTCGTCCTTCCGATTGCGGTTGACGTACATGTCGCCGGTTTCTTTCGCGGCCTGTTCCAGAATCTGCATGGCCAAGCCGATGTTCTTCATCGTCTCGGCCTTCTCCACGAAGCGGTTCATGGCGCGCAGGCGGAACGCACGATTGGCGATCGGGATCTCAGCTGTCTCTTCGCGGAATCGCTTGCGGGTGTCGTGGAACAGCGTCACCCACTTCTTTGCCAAATCTCTCCCGGCACGTTTGGTCGGGTCTTGGGCTTCACACTGCTGGCGGGTAACCTCAATGCCGAATTCTTCTCGGACAGCCGCTGCAACCTGCGAAGGAGTGTCAAAGCACGCCAACGCCTGAACCATGAAGCCTTTCACCTCATTGTTCAGGGCTGCCATAGGGTAAATTCCGTCTTAGGTCTGTCAGGGGTCAGGCCGATCTGAGCAGACAGGTTCCGCAGGCCCTCGATATGTTCAA